GAATCTATAAGTGATTTTCGAGGCATCAACTGCCAAGGGAGTAATATCAGCTATGTGCCATGGGGTCTCCGGGTTGGGAGCTATAACACTGTAGTTATTCCCCGACTTCTGGAGCACGCCACCAACACTCCCGCCAATGATCGAAGTCGACTGCCATCCGTCGCGGATACATTCAGCTACCTGCTCGGCTGACTTGGTCGATGTGAGGGAGAGCACTGTGGGATTGGCTCTAATGTCAGCCACATTCGCACATCCCGCCAGCAACGCCAGTCCCACCAATCCGATCAGAATTCGCATGTGATACCTCCCTGAAAAATCGTGACTGTAGCAGCCGCCTGGGCAGGCATCCAGCGTGGATGGAAAGCCAGTAACAGTAGAGGTCAGCGGCGTAGTAGCGTCGCGCCTTCAAACGAACCGCCCGGTCCGTTGCCTACAAGCCCATGGACTGGGATTGCGCCAATTTCGGCGCGCTTGTGACCTAGGAGGTCAACGTGGCTCTGATACTTAATAATTTGACACTTCATCGATACAACACACCACCTACAGCCCAATTGCATCTTAGTGATTCGGACGGGTGTGCGGTTGTTGTCAACATAAAGCTCGAAGGGAAACCTGTCGACGAGTTCTCGCTCCAAGAAATGACAAAGCTTGGTCTAGAGGCTGCTAAGCATCTCACGAACCAAGTTTGATCGAAGCCTGAAGTGAATCAATACGCGCTGCGAGTGCCATGTCTGCACTGGCTCTCGCGGTCGCTTCGCTGGATAACTGAACGCTCAAGCTCGAGACCGACTGAGATAGGGCCTGAACCCGGTCATCGGTGATTCGCACCATACCGACCGTACTTTCGCCAATCATGGTTTCGTTGATGTAAAGCTGCCCGTCAATAATGGCAAAAGGCTTATCCATATTTCTCTCCCGCGGCTCTGCCGCTCATGTTAGCTACGAATTTTATGCCTGAGAATCAGACGCGTCCGGTCGAGCCAAGGCCCACCAAACACCACGATTTCTGATGGCCGCCCCAGCAGGTGGTGCAGCATGAAGGGGCCGGGGCCGAATACCGCTGCATCCTCGCCAGGTAGTGCCGGATCTGTTCCCAGATAAATGCCGGCGTGGTTCGGATGGGCGGTACGCCCCACCGCCATGACGATCATGTCGCCGCGCTGCGGCTGGCTGACCTGGTAGAAGCCGGCCGCATCGAAGGCCTGCTCGTACAGGCTCGGGCCGTCAGCCTTCTCCCACCAGCCTTCCTCGCGGACGTAGACTGGGAACTCAAGGCCCCACTCCCGCTCGTACCAGTCAGCACAGACCTGCCAGCAGTCCCAAGCCCCGTGCACGAATGGCCGGCCCAGCAACGGCGTGTGGCCGGTAGGCGTGATGGATCGCAGGTCGCCTTCCGGCCACGAAACGATGTACCAGGGCAAGCCCGTGGCTTCACACATGGCCAGGTCGCGCGGCGACGGCTTGCTCGTTGCGTCGGGGTGCGAGTGCACAATGCCAATCACCTCGCCCAGGTCTTCACCTTCGGCGTACTGCTCCGGCGCGATGCGGAACTCTTCTGTGGGGTCCTGGGCGATGTTTGAGCACAGGTGGTACACCTGCTTGCGGCCGATCTGAAGCATCAGGCCGCAACACTCGCGCGGGTATTCAGCCGCTGCGTGCGCTTGCACGGCGGCCAGGATGTGTTTGCGCATGGTCAGCTCCGGGCGATCAATGAAACGGCAGGGAATCCGCCAAAGGGCAATGGGTTGCCCTGACGGAAACGAACAGTGCAGCCGGTATCCAGGCAGCCGTTGCACTCGTCCTTGGCCGGGTCGGTAGTCGGTTTGCCGTCCATGTCGTAATACGGCCCGGTGTAGCCACAGTTGGGCCCTCGGTACCCGGCTGTCATTGCCCAGTGGCACAGCTGCGTCATCTGCCGGCCGATCGTTTCACCGCCTACATCGCCGGGGCTGGCCAGCTCCCACGCAACCGTGGTGCCGTTCTCCGACACTTTCTGGTCGATGTACCAGACCTCGATGCTTTCCTCCGATGGATTTGCGGAAGGGTTGCCGCCGGGGAAGTTCTCAGCGTCGAGATACTCGGCAAAGGTGTGCCGCATGGTCAGCTGAAATTCCAGCAGGTTGTCGAAGGCCAGGCAAAGCGCCGTGATCCTGCCGTTGACGTTGCCAACGCTCAAGGTAGGCCGAACAGCCGTGCCGTCCGAGTTCGCCTCGATACCATTGATCTGCATGGGCCATGCACCGTACTCGTTGCCTTGCCACCAGATCGACTTGGCCGGCAACTGATCGGCATTGGCGCCATCGGCGGCCAACTCCTCAGGCGTGTGCGGTATTGCATGCCCATGGAACCGCAGGATATCGGCACCAAAGTCCGAGCCGTCCAGCTCAAACAGCAGGATCTCGGCGCCTGGATCGAGTTTCTGTAGCTGAGTGATCAGGCTCATGGTTGATACGCTCGCTCAAAGGTTGCCGACAGCACCACGACATCACCCGGCTTGCGCTGCTGCCGGAAGGTCTCGCATCGGTACATCCCGAGGACCCCTTCAGGGTTGGTCCACAGGAATGACTTGGCGCCGCGGTGGCGCCGTATGAAGGCCAGGGGCGGAGCTATCTCGTCAGCGAGGCCGCCAAACGACAAGGACCAGCTGTCAGTCTCGCCGTTGAGCCCGTCGCTCGATACCTGCGCATAGCCATCCCCGAACTGCGACTTCCTTGTCCTCAGTGTGCTCTCGCCACTGGCTTCGTCGTCAGGTGTCCAGGTGAATGTTTCGATCGCCATCAGCGTCTCCCACTGCTGTTCCGGTGACTGAGCCCCCCAGCTCGCCAAGAGTCAGAAACCGCTTTTTCCGCAATGCCCTGCATCTGGCGCTGCATGTTCTGTTGGAAGGCTGAGGTGTCCAACTCCATCCCTTCGGAACTTCTATCCTCCAGTGTCACTGCCATCGGCACACTGACTTGGACGATTGTTGATCCGCCACCTCCGCCGCCCACCATCTGCACGCCCAGAGAACCATCCGCACCGCGGGCCAGTGGCATAATGGCTTCCGGTCCTGCCTCGCCAGCGATGCCAAGTCCTCCGCCCGCCATTCCAAATCCAGTCGGCTTGGTCAATACGCTGTTGGTGGCGAACGCACCGCCCTTGGCGAACATCTGCACGCCGCCGCTCCAGGCTCCACCCAGCGCCTGCGGAAAATAGCCGCTGCCGTAGCCGACCTGCGATGCCCCTAGGTTCGACGAAACCGCGCCGGCAGAGCCCGGCGTCATGCCGTTGCCAGCGCCGCCGAAGTAGCTGCCGGCAGCGGATACGCCCCAGCCCACGACAGTGCTTAGCAGCGAGCTTGCCGCCTGTTGGCTGGCGATTCGCGCCATGTCCGCAATCACGCTGGAGGCGAAATCCTTGAAGTTGGCCTTCCCCGTGATGGCAAACTCGGCCAAGGCATCCTTTGCAGTGTTGAAGCCTGAGGTCAGCATTTCGTCGGTGGTGCCAGCCACATTTTGGGCGTCGGCCTGGATATTGGCCCAGGCGCGCTTGGCGCCGTTTCGATAGTCCCGTTGAGCGACCAGTCTGGCGTCGTAGCCATCCACTTCCATCTGAAGCTCACGGGCCTGAAAATCGCCTAGATCGGCGAGACGTTGGTGGTAGGCATCATCACTTAATCGACGGGACACATCCTCTTGCTGCTCTTCCAACTGCCGGCGCGCCTCAGCGTATTTCTGACGCACACCATTGAGTCGGTCGGCTTGATCGCGCTCGTTGTCGCCCATGCCGATGCCGGACACATCAGCATTTATCGCGTCCTGGCGCGTTTGCAGCACCACCTCCATGGCCTTGCGGTATGACTCGGCACTGTTGCGCCGTGCCTCTGCAAGCTTTCGCTCCTCTTCGGCACGCTTCTGAAGCACTGGTGCGGCATAGGCGGTGTTCAGATTTTTGATGCCAAGCTCCATCTCGGCGGCGGTAATCTTGCCGCTGGCCTGAGCCTTGCGTAGACCCTGGATACCCTCTTTCAGGTCGTCGAGGCGCTTACGCTCTGGCAGGGCGCGGTCGATGATCGCATCCAGCGCCTTGACTTCATCCTTGAGCGCTTTTGCCCGGTCTTTACTGCCTTGAGTGGAATCCTTATTGGCTTTCTTCTGGGCCTCGATGGCACTGGCCGCAGACAGAATGGCCAGCCGATCGGTCTCGGTAAGATCCGCGTTCTCGGCGATATGGCGGTTGGCGATCTTGATCGCGTCACCGTTGTCCTGCAGCCCGGCCAGTTGCTTCTGAAGCGTGTCCAGATAGGTCTGGCCGGCAGAACTCATGCCTGCCTTCGCGGCATTGTTGGCCTGCGTGGAGGCAGTATTACGATCAGTCTCCCCGGTCAGTTCGGCCAGCTTGGCGCGCAGGTTTATGAGCTCAACGCTGAGATCGGACGCCTTTATCTGGCCTGTCTCGATCGCCTGCGCCATGGCCTCAGTGACGCCAGGAATGCCGCGGACTTCGTCAGCAACTGCTTTCCAATCCACGACCGCGCCGGTGGCTGCCTGATTCGCAGCAGCACGAACGAGGTCCAGCGCTCTTTGGGCCTCCTGCGGCATCGGCGCCAGCCCGGCAATGAACCCATCGACGCCCGCAGCACCCATGCCGCGCAGGTCGTTCTCGAACTTGTCAGCGATGGCGCCTGACGTTTGACCCAGATTACTCTGCAAGTCGTCGATCTTGCCTTGCAGCTCTCTGAGCGCCACTGCCTGGGTCGCGCTGTTCAGCTTATTGAACCGTTCTACCACCTTGTCGAGTGGCTCGGCCAAGTCGCAGAGCTTTTTCTCGAGCCCGTCGGAGTTTTCGCTGAGCATCAGGAAGCTTGCCGCGGCGGTGCCTGCGAGCAGCGCCAGCCCCACCGGTCCGCCCAACGCCGACAGCAACCCACCGGTGGCTGCCCGCGTGAGATTCGCCTGGGCGATGGTCAGGGCTTCAGTCGACGCCGTAAGCGCCGCCTGTTTGGGCAGCAGCTGCGTCTGCACGACCGACAAGCGCTGCAGGCCAGTGGTGGCAGCGACCGACGCCTCTGCCTGCTGCACCTGGGCCAGTGCGTAAATACGCTGGGCCTCAGCGGCACGCAGGGCAGCGCGTGCATTTTCGATCTCAGCCAGGCGCTGGGTGATCGCCGACTTGATCGCTACGCCTGCCTTTGCCACGTACAGCGTGAGTGCTGCAGCGCCGGCGCCAGCCATGGCAGTTGCGACCAGGTCGACGTTGTCTGCCAAGACCAGCAGTACTTGCGACAGCGAGCCGACAAGCCCGGTACGGTCCTCCATGTTGCCCAAGAACGTGCCTACGGCATTGTTGATGTTCACCAAAGCGTCTTGCACGCTGGTCGACATTTGAGCCGCAGCCTTGCGGTTGGCATCGACCCCGTGAAGCAACCCGGTGTTGATGTAGTCCAGCGAGAGCTTACCCTCGACGCCCAGCTTGCGGATGGCTTCGGCGCTCTTGCCGGTACCCGCCGCGATCGTATCGACGATGGTCGGCATGGCGGATTGGATCGAGACCCAACCATCGGCGTCGACCTTGCCGGTCTGCAGCGCTTTGGAGTAAGCATCCAGCGCTGAGCCGGCCTTGTCAGCAGATGCGGCGTTGGTTACCAGCAGAAAGCTGAAGCTATCGGTGATGTCGAGCGTTTGCTGGGTGTTGTAGCCCAGGCTGCGCATCACGTCCGCCGTACGGATATACAGCTCTTGCGCCTCGGCCAGGGGCCGGTAGGTTTCTTGGGCAGTTTGCAACAGGTGCTGCTGCACCTGCTGGTACTCCGCCGTGCCGCTCGCCGCGGCGCGCATGCGATCGGACATCTGGCCGATGGCGTCGACCTGCTTGATGATACCGCCCACCAGGCCCGCGCCTGCGACGGCAGCGAAGGCGCCACGCATCAGCCCGCCGGCGCTCTGCGCCGCTCTGCCTGTCCTGTCGAATGCGGTATCGACCGATGCCAGGTTGCGGTCGATCGCTTGCGTACTGCGCGCCACAACCTGGTCAGCGTTGGCCAGTTCGCGTCGCAGCTGGGCCGTGGTCGCCTCGATCTGGACCAGCATCCCCTGGACTTGTTGATCGGCCATGCATTTCTCCAAGCACAAAAAAGCCGCCCGGAGGCGGCGACTTACTCTTGCTGCCGACCTCGGAAAAAGGCCTTCAGTTTGTCGGCAACGGTACCAGGCCTGCGCGAGGCCTCCTGCTGGTTCGACGCAGTGCCCTGACCGCGACCGGTCCAGTCGATCCGCGCATCCAGCGCCAGCATCAATTGCGGTATGGGCGTTCGCCAGGCGGTATCAGGCGGCCAGCCAAGCCAGCCGGTGGCCACGCCGAACAGGTAGTCGACGTAGCTGCCGTCCTTCACGGCGCTGTGCTGTCCGCCTCGTCCTTTCCCCGGGCGACCACACTCGGCGGTACCGGGTTAAGCAGCACCGCGATGAAGTCGGTCAGCTGTGCTGAGACCTTGGCAACGCCGGTGCTGAACACCTCAGTGGCTACTTGGGAGTGCTTGTCCGGCGCAAGCCCGGCGCCGGCGACAATGATGTCGGCACTGGCCGCAATGCTCATCAGCCGCATGGATTCGAGCGCGCCGCGTAAGCCCCCAAAACGGCTCTCAATCAGCAGCGCTGCTTCGAGCGTCGGGCGCAGGGTGTAGGTTCGAGCACCAATCACCAGAGTGATGGTGCCGTACAGAGCTTCGCTCATGGAATCGCCTCAGAATGGACGGGGCCGCTGCCCCGTCGGTCAGGGAGCGGCCGGGCCGGCCACGATTTCGAGAATGTCGGTGCTGATTCCGAGGGTGACGTTGCGGCGTACGACGTTGTCAGCATTACCGGCGGCCACCTTGTTGTTCATGACCTTGGCCCCGAAGTAGAACGTGGTCGGCAGCACCGGCGGGGTGGCAGTGGCATCGCCGTCGTTGAGCACGACCTTGATGTTGTAGTTGCCCTTCGAACGGTCCTTATGGGCGACGGCCACGGCCTTTTGGCCCGCATCGCCATTGTCCAGGCCGACCACCAGCGTCATGTCGCCGGCATCGGCGGTGCCCTTGTACTTGCGCACGCGGCCCCCGCGCAGGGCGGTGAAGTTCACCGCATTGAAGGTGTCACCGAACTCACCCAGGTCTTCGATCTCGCCCACATCCACGTAGGTGTCGGCCTTGTACTCGGTTTCGGTTGCAGCGCCGGTCTTACCGCCTAGGTAAAGGCGGCAGTCCGCAGCTGTATTCAGGTTGTCATCAGCCATGGGGGTTCCTCCAAGGGCACATTGGGTAAAGCCGCTGCGCGGCTAGCAGTTGAATCAGTGGGTTGTGATGACGCGGACCGTGATCGAACCTTGATACGTGATGCCGTCAGCATCGCGCTGGGCATCGGACTGGATCACGCGTACGGAGACTGCTCGGCCAACCTCCAGCGCAAGCGGGCGCTCGTCGAGCGCAGCAATCACCTCGCCGTTGAGGCGCTTGACCTCCGCCTGGCCTACAGCATCCGACCAGACCGATAGGTAGAGCAGGCGCTGCTCGCGCTTGCGGCCCGAGATAGGACTGTCGTTGACCGACACCTCCCGGTCGATTGAAACGTACGGCATATCGGCGTTCATGGGCGCGCCGTCGTAAACGGGACAGCTCACCTCGGCCTGCAGCCTGGCGAAAATCGCTTCTTGCAAGGCAACGGAAGGGTCAGGCATTGCCCACCCCCTGGCTCGCCTTGCGCAGCGTTCGCCGCACGGCCTCCTCGATATCGGCCATTACATACTCCCGATTCACGTCCATCGACGGCCGAAGCCAAGGGTGAGCCGGGCGGGCCGGAATATCGGGGTATTTGCCGAAGAAGTGCACGCCATCGCTCTTGTTGGTCGAGCGCTGGTTACGGTTGCCGCCTCGCTTGCCGCCGCGGTAGCCCTTGGTACCGAACTCGATAAAGCGCAAGTAGAAGAACTTCCGGTTGTCGCGTTTGCCGCGAATGCCGATCTGCGCATCAAGGCCGCTTGGGGCTACGTAGATCTTCAGCGCGCCAGCAGCGGCGCCCGTATCCCTGGGCATCAGTTGTTGCTGCGTAGACAAGACACGTTCTGCCGCCTTGCGCATGGCCGGCGCCAGCTCGTTGTCCATCGTCTTGTGGATATTGCGCAGCGTCCGCCGGAGGCGAATATCGCCGCGCATTTTAGAACGGCGGGCCATGGCTTACTCCTTGGCCTGGTCGCCCTTCGTCGGTTTGGTAACCTCGACTACCTCCTCGGCGTAGCCGCGGGCAATCAAACCCTCGCCTTGTTCCTTAGAGACGGTAAATTCCTCACCCTTCTCGCGTTCGCCAGAGGCACCGGTCAGCGGACCCAATGCACGTATTTTCATAAGTCACCTCAAGGATTTGGTACCGAAGAGCAAAGAAGCCTCATCAGTGTGTTTTCGTTATCAGGTAATACAGCCTCAACCTGGTACGTGACGCCCCGCCGCGTCAGTCTTGCACCCGCAACCATGTCCGCTCGAGGTCGACCGATGATCTCGGCCGTCACTATTGCGTTCAGCTTTTCGGCCACAGCGATGACCCGCCCAGAGGGGGTTCGTACTTGACCCCACATTTCCGGGCGAGCGGCAGGAAGCCAGGTGACAACTGCGCCTCCGGACTTGGTGCGCTCTTCATGCCGGAAGGTCACTTTGAACAAGTGCCGAAGCGGCCCGGCCCTCATACGCCCCACCCGACCCGGTACGGAGTCAGCAGTGCTTGCGATCCTCTGGGTAACTCGGTAGCGATCGTGCCAGTCACGACGTCCTCACGGTTGGCGTATAGGTGCCCCAGGATCAGCAGGCAGGCCGACTTGAACGGGGCGTTACTGAGCATGGGTTGTTCCCCGGCCATCCCTGCTGCGACGGCATCTGCCATCGATTGAGCATCGGCGTAAACCAGGCGATTGAGATAGTTCACAGCCGAATGCTCAGCCGCCTCGATCAGCAGTTGCAGGTAGTCGTCGTCATCGTCTGGATCACGCAGGTGGGCGCGGGCCTGCGCCATGCTGATCACTGACATTGGTCACTCCTCCAACGGCGTGCGCGATATCAGCTGCCGCTGCTCGAGCTCCTCAGCATGAAGCTTTGGCACCTGGTAGCTTGGCCCGCCGCGCCGGCGCAGCTCGCCCTCGTCCATGAACGAGCGCAGCGGGTAAACCTCGACCGTGGCCGGATTCAACTCGACCGTAACGCTCGAGGTGGATTCGCCCAGCTCTGCCGCATCGGTAGCACCATGCAGCGCATCGCCAGTCTGGCCAGGCTGGCTCAGCGAGGCACCTGCACCTGCACCTGCACCTGCACCTGCAGCATCCTCTGCCGGGGTAGCAACCGGCGTCAGCTCTGTCGGTAGTTCGGTCACCGGACTGCCCGTTTCTTGCGTGTCGCTGGCGCCAGGGTCAGCAGCGGGTCCGGCAACTGCCGTACTCGGCTCGACCGCATCGACAGCGGTGGCGTTGCTGCCGCTGGGCGGCGAGATCAAGCCCTGTTCAGCAGGTGCCGGTACAGCCTGCTCAGGTACCGTGCTGGGTTTGTCTTGCTTCTTGCTGCTAGCCATGGATATCGCTCCTGTACGGCGCCATCGCTGGCGCCTTGGGGTGGAGGGTTACGAGCCGCTGCCGGTCAGCGGGCCAGTAACGAAGGCCTCGCCGCGGTAGATGGCGAAGGCCAAACGCTCTTCGGCGCGGATAGTTGCCATGTTGTTCTCGAAGTCCTTGTCGTTCTCAGTGGAGATCAGCACTTCGATTTCCATGCGATCAAAGATCTGTGCACCCAACTTGAATGCGCCGACCAGGAAGTCGTCCTGCGTCATAGCCTGGGTCGAGACAACCGGACGGTTCCACAGACGTGGAGTGGTGCCGTCCTGCGGCTCGCCGATGATGTAGCGACCTTCGCCATCCTTGGTCAGCTCGATAGCGGCCCAGTCGATCGGGTTGAGCACGATGCCGTCCGAGGGGAACTCGGCCAACTCGGCCTGCAGCAGGGCGAGGCGCAGGCGGTCAATGCGCTGCTCGCCAACCACTGCCACGCCTGCGGGAGCGGCATATAGCTGCGCAACGGTCATGAGGCCCTGCAAGTTGGCACCAGTGCCGTTGCCGTACAGCAGCTGGGCCTCTTCAGCCATCAGCAGGCC